AATTCCGCATCCGTGCCCACGGAAGCCCACACCGCCCTGGTGCTGGCGGCCTTTATCGCCCTTGTGGTGTTTCAATCCATCGCCCTGTGGAAGGGCCAAGAGTTTAGCGCAAGCGCCTTTGGCGAGGCCCTGGGCATTGTCCTGGGCGGCGGCGGCGTGGCGGCTCTAGGCCAAAGCTACCTGACCCGCGCGCGCGGCCAGATCACCGGCGGCAATGCCCGACCGGACAACCCGGACAACCCGGACAAAAAGGCGGCACAATGACACCTGGACAACTTTTCGCGTGTGTACTGATCGTTCTCTTCTTGTTCCACGTGTGGATGTTCTACCGGCAAATGGGGATGTTCGCACCGCTGCTCATGATGGGCGGGGTTGGGTTGCTTGGTGCGGGCGTCGGCTGGACTGCCCGCGTGATTGTTGACGTACTCAAAGGGAGCTGAAGCAATGATCCCCCTCGACCCTACCAAGCCCGGCCTCAAGCTAGCCTTAGGCCTTGGCGCGGCGCTGATCCTGGCCGTGGCCATCGCCTGGCTTGCCGTCAGCCGGGCCAACCTCAAGGCCGACCTGGCCCAGGCCGAGGCCAACGTGGCCACGCTCCAGGGCGCAAACCGCGCCAAGGCCAAGGTACTTGAGGAGCTGCGGAGCTACGCCACGGCCACGGACAAGGCCCTGACCCAGCGCGACAAGGCTCTGCAGGAGATAACCGCACAGCGCGCCGCGTTGCGCCAACAGATGGAAGAGGTGATGCGTGATGATCCAAAAGTTCGTGCTTGGGCTGATGAGCCTTTGCCTGCTGCTGTGCGCCAGCTGCTCCCCTAAGCAGATCGTCACCGAGCCGGAGGTGATCCGCCTTGCCCCGCCCGCGCTGCTGCTGGAACCCAGGCCGGAGCCGGAATGCCGGAACACGGCCAAAACCAACGGCGACCTGCTGCGCTGCTACGGCCAGTATCAGGACGCTCTGCGCGCTGCCAACGCGGACAAAACGGCGCTGAACCAACTTTCCACGGAGGCCCGCTGATGCCTGAAGTGACGTTTACGCTGCCGCAGCTGATTTCCCTGGCCGTGTCGCTCACCGTCGCGTTCCTGGGCTTCGCCATTGGTGCCTGGAAAATCATCAGCCATATCCAGTCTCAAAAAGTGAAAGAGGCGACGGCAGACGCCCAAAACGCCCTGGCAAAGGTGGGGGAAGCGGAGAAGGATTTGCTGCGGCTGCGCGCGGAACTGCCCTTGGATTACGTGCGCCGCGAGGATTGGATCAGGAACCAGACCGTCATCGAGGCCAAGCTCGATGGCTTGGCCACCAAGCTCGAAGCTCTCAAGGAGGGACGCCCCCATGTCGCCTGTTGATCCCCAGAAAGCTCGCCGCGAGCATATGCGCTGGATTCTGATTCTTGTCCTGAACAACGCCCGACCCGTCGGCTGCTACGAGGAGGTGGCCCTGGCCACCTTGCAGGGCGTGTACCCCGACGCCACGCAGTTGGAAGTCCGGCGTGAGCTGGACTATCTGGCAGATCGCGTGCTGGTGACGCTGACCAAACAGCCGGACGGCCGCTGGTTCGCCGAGCTGAACCGCCATGGCGTGGACCTGGCGGAATACACCGTCGACTGTGAGCCCGGCATTGCCCGCCCGGCCAAGTACTGGAGCTGATCATGCCGAAACGGCCCGCTGTCCACTCCCTGCCGCCCAAGGTCAAGGCGTGGCTGGACCGCGCCCTGGCGGAAAATGGTTTCGCGGACTACCGGCTCCTTGAAGAGGAGCTGCGCAAGCGCGGCCATGTCATCTCCAAGTCCTCCATCCAGCGCTATGGCAAAGCCTTTGAGGAGCGGCTCTCCTCGCTCAAGCTGGCAACCGAGCAGGCCAAGGCTATCGTGGATGCCGCGCCCGATGAAGAGGGCGCCACCAACGAAGCCATGATGCGCCTGGTGCAGGAGAAACTATTTGCGGCGCTCATGGCCGTCGACGGCAACAAGCTTGACCTCGCTAAGTTCGCACGGGCCATCGCCGACCTTGGCCGCGCCACGGTGACACAGAAGCGCTTCGTGGCCGAGGCGCGCGAGCAGGCCCGCAAGGAGTTGCAAGAGAAGATGAACGCGAAGATCCACGCGCTCGGCAGCGCAAAGGACCTGAAGGCGCTGAGCGACGAGGAGCTTGAGCAGCGCATAGCCGCCCTGGCCGGCGAGGTGTGATGATGCGCGAGGACAAGCGCGACAGCACCACGGCCAGGGCAGAGCTTGACGCGCTGCTGGCCGAAAAGGAGCTGCGCGTCCTGCAGGCGGAGCGGGCCAGCCGGGGCTTCGCTCCCTTTGTTTCGTTCACGAAACCGGACTACTGCCACAACTCGTTTTCCCTGGCCGTCTGCACGGCCCTGGATGCCTTCTTGCGGGATGTCCTGGCGGGCCTGCGCCCTATCCTTGTGCTGCAGGCCCCGCCACAGCACGGCAAGAGTGAGCTCGTCTCCCGTCGGTTCCCGCCCTATGTGTTCGGGCGCTATCCGAACCTGCGCATTGGCGGTTGCAGCTATGGCGCGGATCTCGCCCGCGACATGAACCGCGACGTGCAGCGGATCATGATGGACGAAACCTACCAAGCCGTGTTCCCGAAATCGGCCTTGAACCCGAAACGGGTAGTCAGCGTCGAGGGCCAGGCCCTGCGGAACGCCGACCGCTTCGATATTTTGGGCCACCGGGGCTACTACGTGTGCGCTGGCGTTGGGGGCCCGCTCACGGGCAAAAGCCTGGACATCGGCATCATCGATGACCCCATCAAAAACGAGGAGGAAGCACGCTCCGCCACGGTGAAGCGCGCCATTCTCAACTGGTATGAAACCGTTTTTCTGACCCGCCTGTCCAAGACGTCCGGCCAGATCATCATGGCCACCTCGTGGGCCGTCGATGACCTGGCCGCGACGATCATCAAGACCAACAGCAGGGCCAGGCACCTGAAGTTCAAGGCCATCAACGAGGACGGCGAGCCCCTTGTCCCCGAACTGCATCCCCTAGAGCAGCTCCTCGAAATCAAGGGCGGCATGAACCCTGCCAAGTGGAGCGCGCTCTATCAGCAAAGCCCGGTGCAGGAAGGCGGCAACATCTTCCAGGCCGACTGGATCAAGCGCTGGAGCCGGGCCACGCTGCCCCAGCAGTTCCACGAGATCGTGCAGAGCTGGGACATGACCTTCAAGGGCACCGACGGGACGGACTATGTGGTGGGCCAGGTCTGGGGCCGCTTTGGCGTTCGCTATTACCTGCTGCACCAGGTGCGCGCGCGCATGGGCTTCACCGTGTCTAAAGATGCGGTGCTGGCTGTAACGGCTCAATTCCCCGGTGCCACGGCCGTGCTCATCGAGGACAAGGCCAACGGCCCGGCCGTGCTGGACGCGCTGCGTGATGAGGTGCCGGGGCTCATGCCCATCCTGCCGGATGGCTCCAAGGTCTCCCGCGCCCACGCCGTGACGGCGCTTTGGGCGGCGGGCAATGTTTTAATTCCCGAGGATGACGAATGCCCCTGGGTGCGTGACTTCGTCGAGGAGCTGATCAGCTTCCCGGCCAGCGGATACGACGACCAGGTGGACGCGATGACGCAAGGGCTTCGGTACCTCAAATCGCATGGTTTGAGCATTTGGGAGGCACTGGCCAATGGCTAAACGCAAGGATTACCGCCCCGGCGGCAAGCGTTTCGCGGATGGATTCGAAAACTTCACAGCGCGCCTGGGCTTGGGCCAAGATAACGCATTGGCTGGTGGCACTTACAAGCTGGGCGGAGAGGTCACGCGCAACCGGTCAGAGCTGGAGGCCATGTACCGCGACTCATGGGTGGTCGGGCGCATGGTGGACGTGGTGGCCGAAGACATGGTGCGCGGCGGCCTGGACATTCAGGCCCAGATGCAACCCGGCGATGTGGACCTGCTGATCCGCTACATGCGCCGCACCGGCGTGCCCAGCCGCATGTCCAACGCCATCAAGTGGGGCCGCCTGTATGGCGGCGCATTGGCCGTGCTGCTGATCGACGGCGATGACACCGAAACCCCGCTGGACCTGCGGGCCATTCGGCAGGGCAGCTTCAGGGGGTTGCATGTCCTGGATCGCTACCAGGTGGTCCCTTCAGCTGAACTCATTACGGATCTTGGCCCCATGCTCGGCTACCCGGATCATTATAGCGTGTACACGACCGAGGAACACGTCGGCCTCAAACTGCACCACAGCCGGGTGATCCGGCTGGTCGGCGTGGAACTTCCCTACACGCAGCGCAAGACTGAACAAGGCTGGGGCGCGTCCGTGGTCGAGCGCGCCTATGACCGCATCCTGGCCCTCGACAGCGCCACCCACGGCAGCGCCAATCTCATGCTGCGGTCGTACCTGCGGGTCATTGGGATTGATCGTTTGCGGGAGGTCCTGGCGGCTGGCGGCGCTCCAGAGGCCGCCCTGCACAAGATGTTCATGATGATCCGCCAGATGCAGACTTCCGAAGGTCTCACCATTCTGGACAAGAATGACACCTTCAACACGCACAGCTGGTCGTTCGCCGGGGTCTACGACGCCCTGCAGGCTTTCAGCGAGCAAATCGCCGGAGCCACGGGCATCCCGCTGGTGCGCCTGCTGGGTCAAAGCCCCAAGGGGTTTTCGACCGGAGAAAGCGACCTGCGGACCTACTACGACACAATCGCCACCCAGCAGGATGACGACTTGCGCCCGGCATACGAGCTGCTGTTGCCGGTCTTGGCCATGAGCCTGTGGGGCAAGCCTCTGCCCGAGGGCTGGAATCTTGAGTTCCGCTCGCTCTGGCAGCCGTCGGAGACGGACAAGTCCACCATCGCCACGGCGGACGCCCAGAGCGTGGCCGGGCTCCATGCGGCTGGACTCATCAGCGAGAGCCAAGCGCTCAACGAGCTGCGCGACGCTGGCCGCGTCACCGGGCGTTGGTCGGGAATCACGGACAAGGACATTGACGCGGCCAAGGCGCGGGAGATCGCGCCGGAGCCGCCTGAACCGCCGTCCGTTGATCCTGGCCAGGCATCTGGAGACGTGCAGCCGTGACCAAAGCCGAGCCAACGCCCTGGCGCCGCCCTTGGGGCTGGAAGGACGTGGCCGCCGTAAAGCAGGCCCGCCAGGTCTTCGCACCCTCGCGTTCGGCTGAAAAGGCCTATGCGAACCAGCTTAAGGACGTCGCCCGCAAGGTGTCCCAGGTGCTGGCCGCAGCCCCTACGCCAGAGCACGCGCAGCGTCAGCTCTCCGCCTATGCTCAGGCCCTGGAGCCCTGGGCCCAGCAGGCGGCGTCCAACATGGTGCGCAAGGCGGCGAAGAAGAACGACGATAGCTGGCGCGAGGCGGCCGCACGCTGGGGCATCGACCTGCGCGGCATGCTTGGTGCCGATGTCAGCCAGGCCTTGCAGGAGCGCATTGCATCCAATGTGCAGCTCATCACGTCCATTCCCGGCCAGGCCGCCGCGCGCGTGGGCGAACTGGCCCAGGAGGCCGTGTTCACCGGCATGCGGGCCGAGGACCTGGCCGCCAAGATCAAGACCGAGGGCGACGTGGCGCAAGGCCGGGCCAAGGTCATCGCGCTCACCGAGGTCAGCAAGGCCGGCACGGCCCTCACCCGCGCCCGTGCGGAGTCCGTGGGCAGTGAGGGCTACATCTGGCGCACTGCGCGCGACGGCAAGACGCGGGGCAGCCACGCGGCCATGGAAGGCAAGTTCGTGCGCTGGGATTCGCCGCCCACCCTAGACGGCATGACCGGCCACGCTGGCGAGTTCCCGAACTGCCGCTGCTACCCCGAGCCCGTGATCCACGACTCCGCGGGTGAGGAGGTGCGCAGTTCCATGCCCACGCGCAAGGAGGAGGAAGCCAGCGGCGAGCACAAGCTGCGCAGCCAGTGGGAGCGCCAGGAGGGCAGCCTGGTGGTGCCGTACCAGCAGCGCGAGCCGCTGCCCAATGTGGAGCGCGCGGCGTTCAACATGGCCAAGCTCACGTCCTACTCCATGGACCCGGACAAGGACCCGAACAAGGCCGCAACATGGCAGTTGGCCCTTGGCGCGGACAAGCGGCACGCGGTCCAGATCCAGCGGCAGATCATGGAGCAACTGGGCGGTTTGCCAGCCAGGCGCGGGCGCACCGACGAGTACGGCGAGCGCTTCAGCGTCCTCGTGCCCGTGCAGGGACCCAACGGCAGGATCGTTGACGTCCTGACCGCATGGATATATGGGCCAGTGGAAGGGGCGGCAGCGAGATCCACCGTCCCGCGCATGACCAACTGTTACATCCCCAAGCGGTGACCGGCATGAGCCTGAAAGAATTTGACCCCATCATCACCACGACGCCTCTCGTCGGCGAGGACGTCCTCGATCCATCCCTGCGGCACAGCATCCCTGTCGGCCATCCCGGAATCATCGTTGACGTCCTGAGCCCCGGCAAGGCGTATGAGGTGGACTTCACCCTCGGCAAGCGCGGCCCGGACGGCATCATCGACGACCCGCAGTATTGCCAGCTCACCCTCGCCCCGGAACAAATCCGCCTCGACCCCGCCAGCGCCCCAGGACGCGCAGGAGCATCCTCCCCCGCCCGATGAGCCACGAAACGGCGCGCCCGCGCCTTGCCGGGCGTTTCCGAACGTTTTTAAACGCGCCCCTGCCTCCTCTCCCTGAGACCCTAAGCCGGTCAGCCAAGCCTCACCCAGCCCTCAAGTCTTAACCGCGGTTACAAGACCCGTCCCGAGCGCCCCTGTAGACCGGGGGCATGCGCTACCTCACCTCCGCCAAATTATCAGAGCACATCAGCAAAACGCCCGAAGGCTACTTGCTGTGCCTCGCTGTGCCCATCGCCCGCACCGGCGATCTCGAATACGGCGCGGACGAAGTGCCGGTCGAGCCGTCCGCAGACGGAAGGGTGCGTGTCACCCGCCTGCCCGATGACGTGTTCGAGATCGAGGCCATCGCCTCTTTCGAAGGCAAACCCATCACCACGGACCACCCGGACGACGACGTGACCCCCGCGACATGGAAGGAGCTGGCCGTTGGCCATGCCCAGAACGTGCGCCGCGGGGAGGGAGCCGAGTCCGATCTCCTCATCGCCGACCTGCTCATCACCGACCAGGACGCCATCGACCTGGTGCGCGGGGGCCTGCGGGAACTCTCCTGCGGGTACGACGCGGACTACGAGCAGGAGGCTCCCGGCAGGGGCTGGCAGCGGAACATCCGGGGCAACCACATAGCCCTGGTGCGCCGGGGCCGTTGTGGCCCGCGCTGCAAGATCAACGACAAACACGAGGAAACCATGAACCCGACGAAGACGAAACAGAGCTACACGGACAGGCTGATGGCCATGCTGAAGTCGCCCAAGGCCCGCCGCGCCCTGGACGAGGCCATGGACGAAGGGCCCGAGGCTAAGCCCAAAGAAGGCGACAACCCAACCCCGGCCACGGATGAAGGTGAGGACCGCCTCGCCGCGCTTGAGGCCAAGGTCGAGGAGCTGAGCATCCTGGTGCGCCAGGTGGCCGAGGCCAAAGCCGAAGATGAAGAGACCGAGGCCGTCACCGGCGACGAAGGCGAGCCGGAGAAGACCGGCGACGAGGACGAACCTGAAAGCGGCACCAAGACCGGCGACAGCGCCAAGAGCCGCACCCGCGACGCCCGCACCGTGGACGCGGACACCAAGGCCCGCGCCGCCATCTTGTCCCCCGGTCTCCGGGTGTGTGACACCGACAAGCGCTGCGCTGTGCAACGCGCCGCCCTGCGCATGACCTCCAAGGACAAGGCCGTGGACGCGGTGGTCAAGGCCACCCTGCGCGGCGGCACCCTCGACAGCTGCGACTGCGTCACTCTGGACGCCGCCTTCGTGGCCGCCTCTGAGGTGGCCAAGGTCGGCAACAACAGGCGCACCGCCGACGGCTTGGCCAAAGCTTCTACCCAGGACTTTGGCAAGACCACGACTCCGGCGGACATCAACAAGGCTAACGCCGACTTCTACGGCAAAAGGAGCTGACCATGACCGGCAACGCCATTTTGTACCGCATGCCCGCCGGTTTTGCGGGCGACGTGACCCGCAAGTCGGACTCGACCCTGGAGCCCAACCTCCTCGGTGTGGACGCTGCCCCCGGCGCGCCCGTGAAGATGTCCGCAGGCAAGGTCGTGCCCATGGAGGCTGGTGACGCCGCCTCTGCCTTGTACGGCTTTCTGGCCAGAACCTTCCCCACCCAGGGTGGGATCTCCGGGCTAACCGCCGAGGGCAAGCTGCGTGCCGGAAACGCCTGCGACGTGCTGCGCCGCGGTTACATGTGCGTGACCTTGGCCCGTGGCACCGCAGCCAAGGGCGGTCAGGTGCATCTGCGCATCGCTGT